TTGCGGTACTAGGGTTATTGGTTCTAACTGGGCGGCTACCCCTGACCTTGTTGCCGAGGATTCTTGGCTTGTCGAGGGTCAGCCAACTTGGGATGCTGGTCAGGATGCTATCTGGACTCTGCCTTTGATTCCTAGCATTGTAAATGCTCTAGAAGAGGCTTACAAGGCCGAGAGAGGCCCTAGTAAGGTTGCGATGGACTTTGCCTCGCAATTTGATGTTGACACCGTATGGAGCAAATACTGGCTTCCTACACTTGACCGCTTGCTGGCTAAATGATTCCAGTTCTAGGCTTTTGCACTCTAAAGCGCTTTGACCTTGCTGAGAGGCTTTTGGCTTCGATTGATTACCCAGTTGAGCATCTGGTTATTGTGGACAATTCTGGCACTCAGTCTTGGAATCCTAGCAAGCCAGACCTAGTGAAAAACCTTTGGGTTATTCAAGTGCCATTCGGCTTAGGGCTAACTGGTGCTTGGAATCTGATTGTCAAGTCCACGCCTTATGCGCCTTACTGGGTGCTAGTAAATGATGATGCTTGGTTTGAGGCTGGCAGTTTGGAAAAGATTGCCCATGAGGTAGATACTCAAGCTCTGAACTTCCTAGACATTGTTCCGGCTTGGTCAGCGGTTGTCTTTGGCGAGGGCATGGTAGAAAAGGTCGGCTTGTATGATGAGCGGTTCTATCCGCTTTATTTTGATGACAATGACCTGGAGCGCCGAGTAGATCACGCTGAAATTCCTAAAAAGACTATTCAGGCAAAGGTTCACCATGAGAACTCAAGCACTCTAAAGTCTGGGTTTGAACAGGTAAATAACCAGTCCTATAAAAACAACAATTATGTTTACAACTGGAAAGAAGAAACTCAAGACTTTACTCAAGGCGAGTGGTCGCTGGCTATAAGAAGGGCTAACCGATGGGATTGAGAGTATATACCGGCGGAAGTTTTGATCTCCTACATTGGGGGCATATTATGTTTCTTGAGCGCTGTAAACAAATTGCTGGCAAGAATGGAAAAGTAATTGTTTCCCTAAACACCGATCAATTTATACAAGAATACAAAGGCAAAGGCCTAGTAATGTCTTATGGCGAGCGAGCAACAGTTCTTGAAGCGTGTCGCTATGTAGATGAGGTCATTCCTAACTCTGGTGGCGCGGATAGCAAGCCTGCCATTCTTGAGGCTCAACCTGACCTAATTGTTATTGGCTCAGACTGGGCAAAGCGTGATTACTATGCTCAGATGCAGTTTGATCAAGACTGGCTAGACTCTCAGGGGATAGGCCTTTGCTACATTCCCTATACTCAAGGCATTAGCTCGACAGACATTAAGAGTCGCTTGCGGTTTGTAGAGTAAACTTAGATTTATGATTACACAAGGCTATGCCACACTTGCGGAAGTTAAGGCTGCACTTCGCATCCAGGATTCTATTGATGACTCCCTGTTAGAGATGGCTATTGAGTCTGCTTCTCGCCTAATTGATGCCTACACAGCCCGCTCTTTCTATAATGCTGGAACTGCTGCTCGCTACTTTGTAGCCGACAATGACTACCTAACCAACATTGATGACGCAATCTCTATTACTGAGGTTGCTACCGATACTTCAGCCGATGGAACTTATGATGTTATCTGGCAAGCAGATGACTACCAACTAGAGCCTCTAAATGGGCGTGTAGACGGCCTTGTATGGCCTTACAACGCCATTAGAGCAATAGGTGACTACACCTTCCCAATCTGGGGTGGCGAAGCTCTTGTAAAGGTCACAGGCACTTGGGGATTCTCAGCAATTCCTACCGCTATCAAGCAAGCAACCATTATTCAGTCAAGCCGAATCTTCAAGCGCCTAGACTCACCGCTCGGTGTTCTATCAAGCCCAGACCTCGGCTTTATCCGAGTTGGTTCTCGCCTTGATCCAGATGTTTCTCAGTTGGTGGACTCTTACAGGATTGTGAAGTTCGCATAGTGGCAAGCATTACCGCTATCCGCTCAGGGCTGGCAACCAGGCTGGCAACAATCAGTGGACTTCGCTCAGGGGCAACTATCCCTGACAATGTAAACCCGCCTTATGCGATTATTGCGCCTTCATCGGTGGACTATCACCGAGCTTTTAACAATGCACTTTCTACCTACAACTTCACAGTCACTTTGGTTGTTGGTCGAGTGTCAGAGCGCACCGCTCAAAACAGTCTTGATGCCTATTGTTCCCCAACTGGAACTGGAAGCATTAGGGTAGCCATTGAAGGAGATAAAACCCTCGGGGGAGTTGTCTTTGATACAATAGTTACAGGCATGAGAAACTACGGCTCGGTCACCATCGGCGAGAATACCTATCTTGCCGCTGAATTCGATATCGCTGTGCAAGCAGACTAAACAAAAGGAAAACAAAATGGCGAAACAAGTCATCACAAGCCGTTATGTGTCGCTAGGCACAGCGGATGTATCATCAGCCCTATCAGGTGCATCTCTTGAGATCACCGTTGAAGAAGTAGACAAGACCTCTCTAGGTTCAGCCGGATGGCGCGAAGTAGCAGCAGGTCTAAAGTCTGGTTCTGTAACTCTAAACTTCCAGCAGGATTTCGGTGTTGGTGGAGTAGATGCTTTGCTTTACCCTCTAATCGGAACTGAAGCGACTGTAACTATCCGCTCAAGCTCTGCTACCGTTTCAGCAACTAACCCTTCATACTCAGCAGTTGTGCTTGTATCTCAATACACACCTATTGCTGGTGCTGTCGGCGATTTGGCTACCTTCGATGTGACCTTCCCAACTGTTGGCGCGGTATCTCGCGCAACCGCATAAGGATAAAAATGAAAATCAACCTACGCGCCCTATTCCTTGATGGCAACAGCAAGGAGATCACCTGCTCCGCTTCAGACCTTGTAAAGTTTGAAGACAAGTTCAACATCTCAGTAAGCCGAATTCAGGAAGAAGTGCGAATCACTCACCTTCTTTTCTTGGCTTGGGCTTCTGAGGTTCGCACCAAATCCACCGCTTTGGATTTTGAGGCTTGGACTGAAACAGTTGAATCTGTTGGAGCGAGTGAACTCGACCCAAAATAGTAGGGCTTGGCGATTCATCAAGTCATTGGTATATCGCCAGCCTCGCTGTTGAAACAGGCATTGCTCCCTCAGCTCTTATGGCCGAGTCAGACAGAATGCTCTGGACTATGGGCAGGTATCTTGTGTACCGCTCGCAACAAATGAATAGATAGAAAGACCCCCGACTACGCATCGGGGGCTTTTCGCTTCTAAGGTAGAATTGAGATTATGGCTAAAGATGATGTTGTGCAGTTTTATGGTGTAAATGAAACCATCAAACTAATGCGCAAATTTGAGCCTCAAATGCTCAAGGATTTGCGAAGAGACATCCGCCAAATTGCTCAGCCAGCAGTATCAGCAATCAAATCAAACTCGCCAAAAGTTGCACCTCTTTCTGGCATGGCCCACAATGGCCGAACCGCGTACAGCACCCCAAAAGTGACTGTGAACATTACACCGGCTCAACGCGCTAAAGCTTTTGGCTCAACTACTTCTAACCTGGTTGTTATCAACGCCACAGGCTCAGGGAAGGTTTACGGCTTTGATATTGCCGACATGGCAGGTCGAGCCAATCAGGCTGGCAAGTATTCCCAGACTCGCAAGTTTGTGGATCCGCGAACAGGCCAAGTGGTGCGCCGAAGAATTAACGGTCAGGGAGCGAACCTAATTAGGGTTCTAAACTCTCGCGGTGGCCCAGCCTCTCGCTATGTTTACAAAAACATTGAAGATAAACTGCCAGCAATTAGACAACAGGTTGCTCGCTCGCTAGACAGAACTATTGGCGAATTCAACAGAAAGTTGTGGAAAATCTAATGTCAATCAAGGCGATAATTGCAACCCAGTTTGACGCTACTGGTATAAAGCGGGCAGAAAAGGCTTTTAGCGGTCTTAGCAAGTCCATCAAGTCCACAGTTGGCACTCTTGGCCTAACCATTGGTGTTGCTGCCCTTGTAAATACCCTAAAGGACGCCTCTAAGGCCGCTGTTGAAGACACAAAGAGCCAAGCGCTCCTAGCCAACCAACTAATGAACAGCGTTGGCGCTACCAATGACCAGGTCACCGCTGTTGAGGCTTCTATTAGCGCGATGCAACTTCAGGCTTCTGTTGCCGATGATGTTATTCGCCCAGCCTTTGCTCAACTTGCTCGAGCTACTGGTGATGTCACTAAAGCCACCGAACTAACCCAGTTAGCCCTTGATGTTTCGGCTGGAACGGGGCGCGACCTAAACTCGGTTGCTATTGCTCTGTCAAAGGCCTATCAGGGAAACACAACCGCTCTTAGCCGACTAGGTATCAAGGCTCAAGATGGTGTCAATGTCTTTGACCAGTTGAAGCAGCAGTTTGCTGGATCAGCAGAAGCAGCCGCTCAGAATGACCCTTACCAACGCCTAAACATCATCTTTGGCGAAATTCAAGAGCAAATTGGTTTGGCTCTATTGCCAGAACTAAACAACTTGGCCAACTACTTTGCTAGTCCAGCAGGCCAAAAAGAACTTGCTGGTTATGCTGAACTAATCAAGGAATTGGCTAAGGTCTTTATCTTTGTTGGAACAACTGTCGCTGAGTTCCTAGCGGGCTTCAAGGTTGTCGGCGCTGCCTTTGGCAAACTCTTCAAGGGTGACTTTGCTGGCTTTATCGAGCTAATGAACAGCCGAGGCATGGTTGATGCTTTGGCCAAACTTGACAATATTGGAACTGAAGCTTCCAAGACCGCTAATAACAAAATCACCCTAAATGGCAATTTAGGCACAATTACTCCAACTGGCAGCAAGACAAGCGGAACAGCCAAAAAGACTGCCGCTGAGGTTGCTGCTGAAAAGGCTGCCGCTGCTCTAAAGAAGGCACAGGAAGCCCTAAAGGATTTTCAGAATGGCCTAATTGAACTATCTACTGGCTTTGAACCGCTAACTCAAGCAAGTTCTGATTTAGGTGAGTTCCAGCAAACAGTTGTAGATACCTTCAATGAGATAAATAAGAAAATTGCTGAAGGCATTGCCAACAAAACCATTGGCACTAAAGGCCTTGACTCGCTTCGCACTTTCCTAAAGGCTCAACAGAACCTTCTTGAGGAGAATGCTCGCCAGCGCGACGCCATTATTGCCAAGCGCACACTGGCTGAGGCTCTTTACAATGATGTCAAGTCTGCTCTTTCTGGAACTGGCAACCTTGCCGGACTTCTAGAAACTCAGACTCGCTCAATCACCACCTCAGTCACCAAAGTCATCGACGGATTCTCGGTCACAACTAAGAGAACAGTTGATGAGGTTGTGGGTGGCAATGGAGTCATTAGCAAGCTAAAGGAAGTAGTTGCTAAGACTAAGGCTTTTGCTGCGCAACTTACCGACCTAAAGGCGCTAGGCCTAAGCCCTGACCTGTTCAAGCAAATTGTCGAGGCTGGCCCAGATGTAGGTAGCCAGTTAGCAAAAGAAATCCTTGATGGTGGTAAGGATTCTGTAAAGGCTCTAAATGACACCTTTGGCGAACTAGAAACAGTATCTAAGTCAGTAGCCGAGCAAACCGCTGTAGTTATGTATAACAATGGTGTGGCTGTAGCGGGTGGACTTGTAAACGGCCTCTTGGCTCAAGAGCAAGCCTTAGTAAATGCTGCTAAGACTTTGGCTGATGCTTTCAACGCTGCTTACCAAGCAAACATTATGGCCCTAGCCATGCCAGAAGCACCAGTTATTCCGCCTAAGCAAACTGGCACAACACAAATCACAAACAACAAGATCACAGTAAAGGCTAACCCTGTAAATACAAAGGCAACCGGACAGGCAGTAGCAAGCTCGGTGTTCAAGTATGGTAAGACTTCTGGTGGCGTTCTATTGCGCGGTGGTCGCTAATGCCAGAACAGTTAGTTGAAATCGGTTTTGACCTTGTTCTGCCTAGTGGCCCTTTCTTCACCCTTGATGATCCAGTCAAAGGGCAACTAGACAACACTTCCTATACCCTTGCTGGCTTCCAGTATTATGACATCACCGATTATGTGACCAACATTGAGGTCACTCGCGGTAAGTCAGATGACCTAGATAATATCTCTGGTGGAGAGCTAGTTGTTGAACTAAATAACAGAACTAGAGCCTTTGACCCTACCTATGAGGCTGGGCCTTTCTATGGCAACATTTTGCCTAAGCGCCTAGTTCGCTACTCAGTAAATGGGATTCAGCAGTATCAGGGAGTTCTCGATGACTGGGGGCTTAGTTACACCCCCGATGGCGATGCGATTGCTGGCTTCACCGCCTCAGATGGTTTTGTGTATCTAAACAACCAGACTCTTGCCGCCTCAACCGCTACCGCTCAGTTGTCCGGTGCAAGAATCGAAGCAGTCCTAGACAATGAGTTTGTCCAATGGCCAACAGCCGATAGGGACATTGACCCAGGTATTACCACTCTTGGTGCGGATGTTATCCCCGATAACCAGAATGTTCTGGGCTACTTGCAGACTATCGAGCTTTCAGAACTAGGCCTTTTCTTTATCGGTAAAGATGGATCAGCGGTGTTTAGGGATAGAACCCACAGCCCTAGCACAGTAGACATCACCAAGTTTGCCGATGATGGCACAGGTATTGGCTACCAGAACCTTCTAATCTCTTATGGTTCTGAGGACTTGGTAAATGAGGTGGCTTCTACCTCGGTTATTACCTCAACAGAAACAATTAGCACCGATACTGCATCGCAAGAGGCCTATGGTATCTTCAATGCTACTTTTGATAACTTGCTACTTAGCACCGATGCTCAAGTTGAGGTTTTCAACTCGACCTTGCTGGCTAAATACTCTCAGCCGGTCTACCGCTTTAGCGAGATTGACATCCGCCTAAATGACCTAAGCCTTGAGAACCAGAACAAGGTGCTAAATCTTGAACTAGGTGACTTTGTGCAGGTAGTCTTTACCCCTAGCAATACCCCGCCAGCAATCAATAAATACGCGGCAGTAATCCGAGCCAACCACTCAGTAGACATCTCAGGCGAACACATTGTTACCCTGGGTCTAAACACCTTGAACTTTACCTACCTCATCCTAGATGACCTAGTATTTGGTAGACTAGATGAAGGCTCACTAAGCTAAGGAAATCATGGCAGTCAGAAAAACTTTTACCGCAACCGAGGTTCTTACAGCGGCCAACACTAACCTGTATCTTTACAACAGGCCAGATGTCACCTCTTCAACCGCAACGGCTTACACAGCGACAACTAGCGATGTAAACAAGACCCTTCAGTTCACCGCTGCTTCTGCTGTGACAGTCACCATTTCTACCGCAACAGCCCTTGTTGCTGGTGAGGTTTTCAATGTTCTTCGCGATGGTGCTGGAACTGTTACTGTGACCGCCGCTTCAACTGCTGTGACTATCAAAGGTCGCGGAACAGCGGCTACCAACTATGCCATTGGCACACAATATGACATGATTTCTGTGCAATGTGTGGGAACTAATGATTACCGTGTTATCGGAAATGCTACTGCCAGCTAATGCTTATTCCTTTTGGTGTTTTTAGTGCTGCTGGGAGTTCTGTTCCATCAGATTATGAACTTATTGCCACAACAATAGTTACTAGTGCTGGAACAGTTGGCTTTGGTTCTATTCCGCAAACTTACAAACACTTACAGCTTAGAATCACCTCACGCTCTAATACTGCTACTAATCAGTCTTTGCTTGGTATGCAATTCAACAATGACGGTGCTGGCAACTATGCTTCTGGTTTCCACTATCTGCGAGGCAACGGAAGTTCTGTCAGTTCTGGAATTGTGGGTGGAACTGGTTATCCATTGGCCTTTAGTTATAATCAACCTGGAACAAGCATTTCATCTAATATTTATGCTGCTGGTATTATTGACATTTTGGATTATACAAACACAAATAAAAATAAAACTATTAGGTCTTTTGGTGGTATGGCTGTTAACAGCTACAATGAAATATGTTTATCATCAGGTTTATGGCTATCAACCGCTGCAATTACATCCATAGTTGTTCTTAACCAAGCAAGTCCATACCAGATAGACTCTGGAAGCCGCCTAAGTCTTTATGGAGTCAAATAATGCCAACACCTACTTATACACCTCTGGCTAATGTTACTCTAGGTTCTGCTACTTCTTCTGTTACCTTTAGTTCTATTAGTCAGTCATACAGAGATTTGCGTTTAGTAATTACAGGCACATCTTCAACATTTGTCGGTGTTTTTTGGATTATAAATTCAGATGCAACTTCAACTAATTATTACAATGTCTATATGCTCGGTGACGGTGGTGGCACAGGGTCAGGTTCAGCAAATAGTAATTCTTGGTCATCATTCAGAAGTAGTAATCTAACTCAGTATGTTGCTGATGTTTTTGATTACTCTGCAACTGATAAGCATAAGACAGTTTTGCTAAGACAAAATGCCGCATCTGAATCTGGAACTCTTGCTATTGCTGGTCGCTGGGCTAATACAGCAGCGATTACTTCTATACAAATTAGCTTAGGTGTTGCTACTTTTAGCACAGGCACAACTTTTGCCCTCTATGGAATTGCGAGCTGATTATGCCTAAAAACTTTGAACTAATTAGCACCCTAACGGTTGGTTCTGGTGGGGCTGCACAAATAGATTTCACATCTATTCCGCAGTCTGCTACTGATATCTACATTTTGCTTAGTTCCCGTACAGATAGAGCATCTGCTGTTGATTTACCAGTTTGGCTAAGATTCAATTCAAGCTCAACAAGTGATTACACAATAAGGAACTTATTTGCAGATGGTGTTACTGCAAGTTCAAGTATTTCAGGCCCAAATTTTGGTGACGCAAATATGGGTTATGTACCCGGTGTAAACACAACATCGAATACTTTTGGAAATATGACAATAACCATTCCAAACTATTCTTCATCAACAGCCTCAAAATCTATAAGTGCTGACTCTGTTATTGAAAACAATGGAACATATAGTAAATTATCCATAAATGCTGGTATTAGAACTTCTACTGATGCAGTTTCTTCTGTTCGCATTTATCTGCCGTCACCTACTGCAAACTTTGTTCAATACAGCACAGCATCACTTTACACAATTACTAAAGGCTCTGGCGGAGCAACTGTTTCTTAATAACTAGCAAGGAAGAAAAGAAAATGACTGAAACACTTACCAAGATTGTTGTTGATTGCTCAACAGGCGAACAGACTGTTGTTCCTTTGACTGCTGAGGAAATTGCACAGCGTGAAGTCGATGCTGCCGCTTATGCTGCACAGCAAGCAATTCAAGAAGCTGAAGAAGCGGCTAAGGCTACTGCTAAAGCAAGTGCAGAAGCAAAGTTGGCGGCTCTTGGATTGACTGCCGAAGAAGTATCTGCAATTCTCAAGTAGACTAGAACTACTAACCGGAAGTTTGTCTGTGAGATACCAGAGGGGCTTCCGGTTTTCTCTTACATTTGACAGCACCATAAACAAGTCACTAGGGTTAGGGATGAAAGGGGAAACAAATGTCTTTTGGTGTAATTGTAAACAAAAAAACAGGTTTAATTCAGTATTGGCAAGATAAAAATACTTATGAAATAAAAATTGCTACTGCCTCTGAAGAACGCAGAAAAATTATCAAACTGCTTAAATCTCATGGGTTTGATGATGCAGTCAAATTGATAAAGAAAACAAAATAATAAGAATTGCTCAATATCCGTCTGTGGAACATATGGGTTAGTCAGTATTTTACTGACAGAGTAAAAATCAAGAAAAACTAATACAGACAACCAGTAAAATAGGATAAACGGCCTACGCAACCGGACAAGAAAGACCGATTGTGTCAGATCAAGAAGTGCCAGTTTGGGCGCAAGAACTCATTAGAGAAGTAACTATCTTGAATGAGCGCTTGCCGAATCACATTGACTATACCCAGAGAAACATTACTGATCATGAGAGTCGCATTAGAACCCTCGAGCAATTTAGGTGGGCTTTGATGGGTATTGCTTCTCTATCTGGCTTAATAGGGATTATCGCTTCTAAGTTGCTAGGACTATAAAAATGACTTGTTTCTATGAACCTGTAAGAGGCCCAGGTAAAGAGCGCCGAGATGAACTTGGCAATACCGCGCCATACCGCACACAGCCGCACAGGGGCAGCGATTGGGGATTCTCAAATGGCTCAGAGGGCAAAGACATTTATGCCATTCATGCTGGCAAGGTTTCAAAAGTAGAAAACAACCCAGCTCTCGGTTGGTCAGTTGTTATCAAGTCTGTTTGCACCAACGCTGCTTGCGCTAAAGACTACATCGAATACAACCACATGCTTACCAAGCCAAAGGTAAAGGTTGGCGATGAAGTCAAAGGCAACTATCAGTCTGTAATTGGACTAATTGGGGCTACTGGATCAAGTCTTTCAAAAGCTGGGGCAAATCACTTACACGCCTCATGCGCTCCAGCACCTCAGCCACACGCGGCAGACCGCAAGATTCTCAAAGACTTGTTCAAACTAATTGACAAGTCTTCAGCCGAGCGTAAAGCCATCAAGGAAGCGAAAACAACAAATGCCTAAGACAACTATCAAAAACCGCTCTAAGGCCGTTCTAGAGGTCTTAGCGACCCTAATCTGGCGAGGGTTCGGACTGTTCCTGTTTATTCTCGGTGGAGCGGCTGGAACTGGCGCGATTGTTACCGGCTCTTGGGTTGATGGTGTGGTTATCGCCTGGCTAACTTTGATGATTGGTATCATCGGTGCGATTGGTTATGCCATTGCAACTACTGGGGTTGCTACCTCGGATACAGTTGCTAAGGCCACCAATGACGCTGTGCAGAAAGCGCAAGAAAAGAAGGGGTAATCCCTTGCTAAACCGCCTTATTATTCAATTACTGGTAATCCAGTCTTATTGGCTCTTGCGAAGGCGTAAATAGCCTTCCTGTCGGCGGCACTTGTGCCTCCCCAGATTCCATGCGATTCATGGGCGGTTATGGCATACTCAGCGCATAGGGCCTTTACAGGGCAGAAGTCGCAAATCAGCTTGGCATCTTCCTCATTCTGCCTCAGCATCCGCATCTGGGCGCTTGTAGGCATCCCCATCGGCATAGGTTCAACAAAGAACTTGTCTATGTAGGCAGGATCAGCGCATTGAGGTTCTTTGCCTAGATCAGCGATAGCGTGGGAAAGCCTCAAATAACTTTCTTGTATCTTTTTAGACAACTTGCTCCCTAAATGTCGGTGGTAGGTGCTACTTTATAGACATCTCAGTAGAAAGGGAAATCGAGATGCAAGAACTAGAGAAATCACTTATTACCACCGCTACCTTGCTAGGTAATTTTGAGAATGGGTCAGCCGAGTGGCATGAAGCCCGAAATGAGCCAGGTGCTATTGGTGGTTCAGACATCGGCGCTATTGCTGGCTGGAATCGCTGGGAGTCTGCTATTAGCAAGTGGGCTAAAAAGACTGGCAAGATTGCTGACCACATTGAGCCATCCCACCGTATGAGGATGGGAACAAAGTTTGAAGATGACCTGCTAGAGATTTACCAAGAAGATCACCCAGACCAAGAAGTTCTAGTGACCGGAACTTGGGCTTCTATTGCAGAACCTCTAAACCGAGCCAACCCTGACGCGGTTGTCATTGATGAGAATGGCGAGTTGCTTCTAATTGAGGTGAAGTTTATGGGTGACAACGCTTATGAAATCCCTCAGTCCTATAAAGCTCAGATGCAGTGGTACATGGGCATTCTGGGAATAAAGCGCGGGGTGCTTGTCGCTTGCGCTGGCTCTAATTATGTTGAGTTGCCTCTAGAGTTTGACGCTTTCGAGTTTGACACTCTTTGCTTACTGGCTGATCAGTTCCGCCGCTATGTCGAGAATGACATTATGCCTGACTGGGATGGCTCAAACAGCACTTATGAAACTATCCGAGCAATCAACCCAGACATTGATCCAGAGGCTTCAGAGGAACTGGGCCAACTTGGAATCCACTTGTCAAACACTTATGCTGAGTTGGAAGAACTAAAAAAGAAATACCAAGAGCTTCAGAGCCGAACCCTTGATGCTATGGGTAAAGCTAAATGGGGAACTATTGATGACCTCAAGGTTGTTTACCGGACTAGTCGCTCAGGTGGCGCACCTTACCTGGCTTGGAAGAAGAACTAATGACTGACTTTTTTCCTGCTCGGTATTTTGATGGCTGGTTTTTTGATGAGCGTGTTGGTCGAAGGGGTGCTAGGTTTACCTTGAAATTTACAGGTGCAAGATACTTTTGCCACTATGAGCAAGACCTACCTTGTAAGACTTGCAGAGAACACACAAACTATTTATGGGAAAAAGCAAATGCCAAAGAAGTTCACTCTTAGAGAAGGCTATGAACCGCGCATTGGTTCTTGTCGCATCTGTGGTGGCAAACTCAAAGCTAAGGGATTATGCCACTCTCATTTTGCTTCAGAGCGCCGCCGAATAAATGTGGCTGCTATGAAACTTGCTAATGAGTCACCTATTGAGGAATACTGGCAATGGGTAAAAAGGGAGTTGAATCTAAAGTGAGTGGTTATGACTTGCCGATACAAGATGACAATGAGCGCGAGTATTATGCAAATGTTGGCAGGATTCAAGAGAGAGAAGCAGTAATAAAAATTCTCAAAGCAAATGGCTTTGAAGATGCAGTAAAACTAATTGAAGAAAGGGAATACACATGGAATTACTCATAGGAGATCAGGTTCAGGTGTCAATCACCTCGGACTATGGACTAACCCTAATAACTGGCGAGGTTATTATGGTGGGCATATGGAAGCCGGATGTTTACAAGTTCGAGCTTGCTGGCCTATCACACACCTTTTACAGCGATGACATTGGTGTATCTGTAAAGAAGGTGGGCTAATGAGTGACTTTCCTAAATTACTGGAAGCACAGCACCTTATAGATGTCTATTACTCGCTGATTGGTATGGATCATCACAAAACCAGAGATACCTACTTCACAATCAAGACAGTCCTACAGCCAAACACAGGAATTGTGTTTATTGCTAATCATGCTGGATACCACAATGAGATTGGTGATTATGGCGATGCACCAGAGCGAATCAACTATGGCGCTGCTGCCGATGACCTTGTATCTGAGCTAAAGCGCTTTATTACAAAAGAACTAGATTTTGCTAATCGAGTTTTATCTGAACCTGCTGATTGGGGTGCGGAAGATGCTCGCCAGGCTACTAAAAAAATTGAAATACTAACTAATGCTGGTTTTGACTGGCTACAACTAAAGGGGAACTAAATGACAACCGCTAGAGAAGTTATCTTGGCTGTAATGGCTGAGGTGCAAGGAATTGCAAAGAAAGACAGAAACCTACAACAGAGTTTCAACTATCGAGGCATAGATGCTGTTATGAACAAAGTAGGCCCAGCGCTTAGAAATGCTGGTGGATTTATTCTTCCTAGAGTTCTGGAAACTAAGACCAATACCGCCCAGACTGCTAAAGGTGGCACTCTAAATGTTGTCCACCTAACTGTTGAGTTTGGTATCTATGGCCTAGATGGAGACCCGATTGTTGGAACTGTCGCTGCCGAGGCTTTTGACTCAGGCGATAAAGCAACAAGCAAGGCAATGTCAGTAGCCCTTAGAACCTTCTTGCTTCAGGTGCTTGCTCTGCCAACCGATGAGCCAGACCCAGACTCTTACTCTTATGAGGCAACTAAGGCAGGGCGCGACTGGATTGCTGAAGCCGAAGCCCTAGCTCTTGTCTACAACCTGGATGGGTTGCGTAAACTATATTCTGAGGCTGTCGCTAATCGAGTTCAGCCAGAAATAGTAGAGAAGATAAAAGCTTATGGGAATGATCTTGCAGGATCACAAAATTCTGATAGCCAGCCTTCACGAGGTTAAGGAACTCCATGCCGAACTTATCTCAAAGGGACAACCTAACGCAGCAACCGGACTTATCCCACTCATCTTTGACCGAGCCGAGCGCATCACAACAGGCCGATACTATGACAGGGATAATCCAGGAACTATCCCTCATTCGCCATGAGGTTCAGAAGGGCATTGCGGTTCTTTATGACACGGAATGTAAGTTAGCCGATGCTGAGAACGCTTACGAGCGAGAGCTTCAACTGTCTTTTATAAATGCTCAAGGAACTGTTGCCGATAGGACTGCTATCTCACGCCTGCAAGCCTCTGAGAAGCGCCTAGCAGCGGATTTGGCTAAGGCTGAATGGAATAGGGTCAAGGCTAAACTAAAAGCCCTAGAAACCGCTCAGATGGGCATACAGACTTCGGCACGCCTAATGGAAACCGAGTTGAAA